GAGAAGATCAACTACGGCAAGATGACCTCGGCTGCCAACCCCACCATCGACACCACCAACCCAAGCAGCGTGTACCTGCCCCTGCTGTTCTTCTTCAACCGCAACCCCGGCCTGTACCTGCCCCTGATCGCCCTGCAGTACCACGAGGTGCGCCTGGACTTCGACCTGACCAACTACTTCACCAGCTACTTCGGCGCCTCCAGCCCAGTGTTCGAGGTGTGGGCCAACTACGTGTACCTGGACACCGAGGAGCGTCGCCGCTTCGCCCAGAAGGGCCACGAGTACCTGATTGAGCAGGTGCAGCACACCGGTGGCGACAGCATCACCGCCACTGCCGGCGGTGCCCCCCTGTCCGCCTCCTCTGCCCAGACCATCCGTCTGTCCTTCAACCACCCAGTGAAGGAGCTGATCTGGTGCTACACCAACACGGCCGCCACCGCCAACAACTCCCTGTGGAACTTCTCCACCTCGTGCGCGAACGTGCAGGTCACCTGCGCGACCTCGCCCCACCTGGCTCTGGGCTCCATGCCCCACACCGTTGGTGCGCCCCGCATGTCGTTCGGCAACGTGTGCGTGACCGCCACGAACTCCACCCTGACCTCCAACACCACCGCCAGTGCCATGTGGGTTGAGGAGGGCTCGTCTGGCCAGACCAACGCCACCGGCGTGGAGGTTGGCCCCCTGTACAACTTCAAGCTGGTGCTGAACGGTCAGGACCGCTTCAAGGAGCAGGCCGGCAAGTACTTCAACCAGTACCAGCCATACCAGTACCACTCCGGTGTGCCATACCCAGGCATCTACGCGTACTCCTTCGCGCTGCAGCCAGAGGAGCACCAGCCAACCGGCACCTGCAACTTCTCCCGCATTGATAACGCCCAGGTGGCTATCAACATGAAGGGCAACTACACCACCGGCCTGCAGAAGATGTTCGCCATCAACTACAACATCCTGCGCATCCAGTCTGGCATGGGCGGCCTTGCGTTCTCAAATTAAATCCTCCTATATATTTATTAAAAGTGGTTTGCCACTCGCCAAAAAAACGGGCTTCGGCCCCAAGGACGTTCCCGGTCCCTGGAGTCGAAACGAATTTTAAAATTAAATTAACGCGCCACCACCTGCCACGTCCCCTTCAAGGCTGCAAACTCCTCCTCAATAACGTCCGCACAGTATTCAGGGTTGAACCCGGTCGCGCAACAAAATACGTCAATGTAAACTCTGTTGTTTTCCGGATACGTGTGTGCGCTGAAATGGCTCTCGGCCAAAACAAGGACACCCGTCGTCCCCATGGGATCAAATTGATGAAAAGCCTGGGAAACAACGTTAAACCCACACCTTTCAGCGATTCGCTTCATGATTTTCTCAAGATGAATGGTCTTTGACACCCACACACCATCTACGTGTCCGACCAGATGTTTCATTTCTATTCTAAGGATTGCTTATTTTATATACAACCAACCCAAGCGCCAGGAGAATGTACAAAAGTCCAAAATAGCGCTGGTACGGTGTGGCCTGATTCTTTGTCGCCTCAACAAAGTTGGAGACGCCCAGAGCCCCGAATATAGCAACAAACAGCACGAGAAAAGCTACGTTAAAGTCGGGCATTTAGTATATTACTATAAAATAAATGGAGGGGCCAGAACTTATGAAGGCTCTGAAACTCCAGTATCCCGACGCGAGCATTGAAGAGGTCCTGGACAAAGCCAGACTCATAGGACTTGAACGAATTTTCATTGAAATTAGAGACATGACTTTTGAGACACCTGTTCACATCATTGAGGAACTATGTGACCGTTCCCTTACATGTGAAGATGCCATTACTGTACTGAAACTGATGGCTGATTATAATACTGAATTTAGTTTTGAAATTAATAGTCTAATTGTTTCTCACAGTGTGGATGCGATGTACAAATTTTTCCAATTGGAAATCAGTAACCTCCGCCCGTCTTGTTGTATGAGACTCCGACGTACCAGTAATATAAGAAGAAGAACCCAGCCACCATCATGAGTGTCGCCTTGATCACCTCAGATGCGACGGCCCGGCGGGCTGGATCCATAAACGCCTGGAGACCTATCAGTAAGAGTATAACGGCCATCATCAAGATCATAAAGTCTGACAGCATTTACTAAATGGGGAGATTTTGTTTTTGACCGCGGTTAAAAAATACACAATTTATCTCGTAAAACAGTAGATGAATTTTGCATACATTGATTCCAGGAGCCTCCTGGAAAGTGTACTGGTCTCACAGCCTCCAGAGCCTATTGATGCATTGCCATGTGAACTCGACCCCAAGTGGAAGGACTTTGAGGATGAGCTGGCTAAATTTAAGGATGAATTTGCCAAGGCTCGTGTAGAGTATGGGCAAAAGTACGCCGAGCTCACTGAAAAGAAGGAAGAGGTGAGTGTTTTCAAAATGTTGATTGAAAACGTGAGCTCTCAAAGCTTAAAGGATAAGCTTGAAGATATAATAGACAAGCACGAGTCTGAAGAGGGCATCTCGGCCCTGACTCAACAATGCAGGGAGGCGGCGGGGAGAATTGATGCGATGAAGAAGGTGCTCCACGACACGAACATTGAAAGGTACGGCAAATTCACGTGCTTTGTGTGTATGGACAGACTCGTTGACCTTTGTTTTGATCCATGTGGGCACGTGATTTGCGAGCGGTGTTGGAGTTCAACACGCTGCAAGTCTACGTGCCCTGGGTGCAGGTCGCGGCTTATTGGAGTTAGGAAGATTTTTACTATGAGTTAGTTTTCAACGCGGGTTGCGTTAAATTCCTGAAATTTGTTTACTATGTAATATTAACAAAGGTTCCATAGTATAACGGTTAGTACAGCAGACTCTGACTCTGTTAATGCGTGTTCGATTCACGCTGGAACCTTCTTCCATGGCACAGTGGTAGTGCGTCCGTTTAGTAGCTAGAGATGCGCAGCATCTCGCCCGAAGAGCGGGAGGTCCTGAGATCGATCCTCAGTGGAAGAACAGGGGAACTCGTTTCCCTCGACCTGAACAAGTCGTTAAAAGGTTCTTCTGACTTTGGCGCAGTGGTAATTCCACTTAAACGCGATGGATTGTAGCTCCACAGATCGGGTGTTCGAATCACCCAAGTCAGAACGACCCGAGCACGTCGTTAAAAGGTTCATCAGGCTCCTGTAACTCAGCCGGTAGTATTTATATCGTTAGTGTGAGGCTGTTATTTATAGTAACGGCGGAAGACCTCAAAGTCGCAGGTTCGACCCCTGCCGGGAGCGAATTTTTTAACTGTCCAGCTCCAGTTAAAAAAACGCAACGTAAAAATATAAATGGCAGTTCGTCTCGTGGATTCCATGCCCCGTGGCGTGAATGAGGGTGATGCCGCAATCGTCCAGGCGGCTCGGGTCTCTTACGGAGCAGGCACAAAGTCTGTGAGCAATGACCGGGCCCTGATCCGCTATCTCATGCGTCACAAGCATACGACACCATTTGAAATGGTTGAATTTAAGTTTCATATCAAGGCGCCCATCTTCGTGGCGCGTCAGTGGCTCCGCCACCGTACGGCCAGTGTGAACGAGTTGTCGGCCCGGTACAGTATCGTACAGGACGAGTTCTACTTACCCGATGAGCTCCGTCAGCAAGCTACGACTCGTGGACAGGGTGGTGAAGATCCGTACGAGGGTGGTGAGATGCTGCTGCTAAAGCAGAAGGCGTCATGTGACCTCGCATTTCACACGTATGACGAGCTCATCAAGAAGGGGGTCTCACGTGAACTGGCCCGGGCGCACTTGCCTCAGAATACTTTTACCGAATTTTACTGGAAAATTAACCTTCATAACCTGCTTCACTTTTTGCAACTCCGCATAGACGACCACGCACAGTGGGAGATCCGTCAGTTGGCGCGGAAGGTGTACGACCTGATCATCCCTCTGGCCCCTCTGACGTGTGAAGCGTTTGAGGACTTTCGGCTCGGCGCCATCACGTTGAGCCGTCTTGAGATTGAGGCTCTCAAATCAGGACATAATGAGGTTCCAGGTAAGGGTGAAAATCAAGAGTTTAAGGAAAAGATTTCCAAAATTATGAATGAAGGTGAAGATTCCAGGAGCGCTGCGTGAACAGGTTTGGCTAACGTTTTGTGGAGATCGGCTTTTCAAGCACAAGTGCCTTGTGACGTGGTGTGAAAACGTCATAACGCCCTTTTCATTTGAGGTGGGTCACAATATTCCAGAAAGCAAAGGAGGAGCTACTGACATTAACAACTTGCGCCCCATCTGCAGCAAGTGCAACAGGTCTATGGGGGACGAGTACAGCATTGACGAGTTTTCTGCTTTATCGGCACCGAAACAGGCGCGGCACCTGTGGGAGTGCTTCAGATTTCAGCAAGAAATCGCATCTTCTCCTGCGTCCTCACCTGGAAGAACATGAAAATAAAGACCATGAGGGGTAAGCTGCGTAGCTCACCGAGAGCCGAGTGCTCGTATCCATACCAGCCTTCGAGAGGGAAGGGCACTTTCTTAATGAAAACCCGTGCACCGAAGACGATGACCGCCACGATTCCGAACTGGACACACACCTCGGCGAAGATTCTCCACTTTGGTTTGGTGTCTTCCAATTTTGGTGTAAAATTGTCAACAAGTCTGGAAACGAAGAACGCAAAGACGAAGCAAAGGACACCAACCCACGCGACGCCCAATGCCCGAACGGCTTCATATGACATTACTAGTGTTAAAGAAAAAAGTCCTTGAAAGAGTGGGGTAGATGCCCCGCGTTCTAGTAGCGTAGTTGGTTAACGCATTGGCCTTATGTCGGAGGGGCGAAGCTTGTTCGCCCCGACAAGGTGAACCAAAGATCCTGGGTTCGAGCCCCAGCTAGAACAACCCCCGTAGTATAATGGATAGTATAGCGATCTTCTAAATCGTTGATGTGGGTTCGATACCCACCGGGGGTGACTTTACGCATCAGTGCCGGAGCTA